AAAAGATAATGCAACACTTGATAGTTTTACAAAGAGAAAGGATAGATATTTCTTTCATAAATTAAGTACAAAATATGGACAAACTGATATACTTGATTTCTTTATTGCTAACTTTCTTGCAGATCGCAAGAGATGGATTGGTAATCTTTTACAAAATGATGGTAGAGAAGTCTATCTGGCTTATAAAAAACGTAAAGAGGCCTTTACTTACCACTTTAGAAGTGATTGTATATTGGTCAATGATGATTTTAGTTCTCGTGGTCTTCTTTTTGATGATGGTTTTTTATGTAATAGCGGACAACACCCTAGACTTTTACAACTACTTATCGGAAAAAAGATCGGGTTTCAAACCGCAGTCGTGTTTGACCACTTCTTATCGTTTGTCAAAAATTGGAATTTGGAAATTAAAGAAAAGTTTGTATGGCCTGAAATCGCATCTACGATTACCAGAGTAAAGCCATTTATAAATTTTAATGTAACTGAATGTAAATTAATTATGAAAGAGGTCTTTGTTAATGAGCGATAATATATTACCGGTGTCCAACATTATAGATGATAAACCAATAGATAGAATATATCAAAACATATCAGGTACATTACAATTAATATTAAAAGATGGTTCAATCTATAATAGTAAAATAGATAAGAAGTCAATAAAATTAGATGATGGTACACTAGGCCACGTGTATCACGCAGATGGTAAATGGTTTGATAGAATGGGGTTACCAATTAATAAACCACACAACCTAGTAACCAGAGAACAAAAAGATGGCGAGTAGAGTATTTTGTATAGGTAATGGTGAAAGTAGACAGTCATTAGATTTAAACATATTTAAATCACACGGTAAGATATATGGTTGTAATGCTTTGTATAGAGATTTTACACCAGACGTATTAACTGCTGTTGACCACGGAATAATGCACGAAATATATCAAAGTGGTTATTGTGATAAAAATGAAACTTGGTTAAGAAACTGGACCAGAGTTCCAGCAACAATGTATCATATGTTAGTTTATGGTAATATGAAAAATGAAGATAAAGAACTCATAGACAAATACCAATCAAATAAAATGGAAAACAAACGAGGTGATAAACAAGAGTTTGTATTTCACGGTTCAAATTTATCTGGTAAAGTAAACATACTAAAATCAAATAAAGAGAAAAAAGAGATAGTTGAAAAAAATGTAAATCACACTTCAACTTATGTTAGTTGGACAAGTGAAAACGATAAAGCAAATAATATAGATGATTTAGTTGAAGGTGAAAGAGATAGAGGTTGGGCATGTGGCGCTACAAGTGGACGAGTGGCGACAATAAAAGAAAAAGATTTAACAGAGATGTATTTGATTGGACACGACTTGGTAAGTGATACACATAAAATAAACAATATGTATAAGGGTACAAAACACTATGGATTACCAGAGGCGTCACCAATACCATCTGTCAATTGGATTAATCAATGGAAAACATTGATGATAGAGAACCCTAAAGTACAATTTTTTAAAGTCAATCCAGATGGTAGTAGTGGTAAAACACCAATCAGCTCAATGATTAGTGAGTGGACTTCTATTAACAATTTAAAGTATATTTCATTTCAAAATACACTTGACAAATTTAGTAAAGTATGATATATTATAGCCATATGTTAAAACAATTAAAGATTCGAACTTTGATTGGCCTTGTGGCTGAACAACGCTTAAGCGGGTGTAAGGCGAGGGTAGTGAGGGTTACGGCCTAGTGGCTGAAGACACACTATTTTGCTGTGAGTACAGACCATCTAAAATTAGATTGGACGCTTCTGGAAAGCTTGTGGGTAAACCAATAAATCCCACCAGGTACATATTAAGAGGTGATTATGTTTGATAAATTTATATACAGATTATGCGATAAGATAGTTTCTATTTGTGAATCAATCCAAAGTAGAATTAAAACTACAAATCAAAAAGATTGGTTAAATGGTTATAACAAGTGGAAAAGTCGTATAAATAAAAATGATACCGAATAATACAGGTAACACAAATACAACGAATACGAAAATACAAAGGAGATAAAATATGGATTTCGAAGCGTTAAAACAATCGTCAAGTAACTTTGACAAACTTACAAAAGCCATTGAGGCAAATCTCGGTTCCGAGAACAAAGAACAAAACAAATCAAAATACCAAGACGACAGATTTTGGAAACCAGAGTTAGATAAAACTGGTAATGGTTATGCTGTCATTAGATTTTTACCTGCAGTAGAAGGTGAAGATTTACCTTGGCAAAGAGTATGGTCACACGCATTCCAAGATGTTGGTGGTTGGTATATTGAAAACTCTTTAACAACACTAGGTCAAAAAGATCCTGTGTCAGAAGAAAATACAAGATTATGGAATACAGGACTTGATAGTGATAAAGAGATTGCTAGAAAGAGAAAAAGAAAATTATCTTACTACGCAAACGTATTAATACAATCAGATCCAAAGCATCCAGAGAACGAAGGTAAGGTGTTCTTATTCAAATTTGGTAAAAAGATATTTGATAAGATTACAGAAGCTATGCAACCGGCGTTTGAAGATGAGAAACCAGTCAATCCTTTTGACTTTTGGAAAGGCGCTAACTTCAAATTGAAGATTAGAAAAGTTGATGGTTATTGGAACTATGATAAGTCCGAGTTTGAGGCTGTGTCACCAGTTGCTGAAGATGATGAAAAAATCAAATCAATTTGGAAACAACAGCATCCTCTAAAACCTTTCCTAGACCCTAGTAATTTTAAAACCTATGACGAACTCAAAGAGAAACTGAATAGGACAATTACGGGTGTAAGAAGCACAACTACCGCTGATAAAGTAGACCTCCCACCTCAATCAAACGGTAGAGTGAAAAGTAATGAAGTCGCTCCCGATGCTAGTGATGATGACGATACGTTATCTTACTTTAGTAAATTAGCAGAAGAGGAGTAATTCTCTCTCGCTTCAAAACTTTGAAAGGGCGCCTGAAAGGGCGCCTTTTTTATTATAAATATTAGCAAATGGCTATTTCAATATTAGACCCACTAAAAGACAAACAAGGCGGTATTCGTAAGAGTGCTGACTGGTATAGAAAAACTGTTGCCGATTTAGGTGATAGAATAACTGCCAGAAAACTAATGAATACTGGTAAATTAAATGGTATTCCTAGTAGAGGAAGATTAAATATGTTCTTCTATGACCCTAAATATAAACAGGTACTACCATACTATGATAGATTTCCACTTGTGTTACCTTTACAAACTATTCCAGGTGGTTTTATGGGAATGAACTTTCACTATTTAAGACCATTACAAAGAATTAGTTTGTTAGATAGATTACAAAGATTTGCGTCTGGTGGAATGAGTAAAAATACCAGAATAGATGCAACTTATGATGGTGTTAAGAATATTGGTATTGCTAGAACAACAATAAAGAAATATTTGTATAGTCACGTTATGTCAAATTTTTTAAGAGTTGATTTTGATGAGGCAGCATTAGCAGTAATGTTACCTGTACAACAGTTTAAGAAAGGTAGTCCATACTAATGGCGATTTTAAGAGGCGGAAAAAGAATAGGCGGATTTGATGTTAGAATAGGTTTGCCTAGAGATAGAAGCCTGGACAATGTAGAGAACGATGCAAGATTAAGACAGAGAGCTGGCGGCAATCCTGAAACTACAATGGGTAGATTTCAAGCGATGGTTAATGAAGCAGAAGGCTTTCAAAGAAAAGCTAGATTCTATGTAAACTTTACATTACCAACTGGTGTTTTAGGTGATGCAACAAGAGTCTCAAATGGTCAAACATCAGGCGATGATGAAGCACAAGGTTTTTCTACCGCTGTTCAATTACAAGCAATGAACCAAGATCAAAACAAAAGACGAGTACAAGCATTTTGTAGTGAGATTGCAATGCCAAATAGAGAAGCGGTTACAAAAGAAATTAGACATAATGGACCTGTGAGAAAATTTGTATATGATTATACTTCAGCTCCAATTACTGCTACATTTTATACTGACAAGTTTATGAGAGAAAGAACATTTTTTGAATTGTGGCAAAAAGCAGCATTTAGTAATACAACACACAATATGAATTTTTATGATGATTATGTTGCGCCAATTGACATATTTGCTTTAGGTAATTATGCTAGTAGGCAAGAAAGAGATGACATAACTTATGGTGTTAGACTATACGAATGTTATCCTAAAACAATAAGTGAAGTATCATTTGCACATACATCAAACGATATTCAAACATTTACTGTAACATTTGATTTTAGATATTGGGTTAATTACTTTATTGATAGAGCAGGAGGAATACAATTAGGAGAATCTGATTTCAAACAACCAACTGTAAAAAGAGCAGGTGGAGCATTTGGAGGATTGATTAGTATGCTTCCACCAGAAATAAGAAGAGCTGGTAGAGATGTATTAAATGAGTTGAGAAGACGAGCACCGATAGGAAGAATAACAGGCGGAAGAGTTTTCCCACCATTTAAAATACCTCCACTAAATATATAAAAATTAATAAGGAGATATAATGGCGTTACCAACGATTGATACACCACGATATGAATTGACTTTACCATCGCAAGATATAAAAGTACAATATAGACCATTTTTAGTAAAAGAAGAAAAAGTGCTATTGATGGCTATGGAATCAAAAGACAACAACGAAATAATTACGGCAACAAAAAATATTATTAATTCTTGTACGTTTGAAAAATTAGATGTAGATAAACTACCAATGTTTGATGTAGAGTATCTATTACTACAAATAAGAGCAAAATCTATTGGAGAAATTTCTAAATTTAAAGTTATTTGTCCTGATGACAAACAAACAATGACAGATGTAGAAATTGATTTAACAAAAATAGAGGTACAAGTTGATGATGAACACACTAATAAAGTGATAGTTGACGAAAATAGAAATTTAGGTATAGTATTGAACTATCCATCGCTAGAAACAACCAAGGCTGGTTTTGATGTAAGTAGTGCAAATGTTGATACAATGTTTAATGTAATCACATCTTGTATTGA